AATGGATAAAACTCTAAACAACGCTGTAAGTGTAAAGCTCGCCGATTATACGGTCGTAAGTTCGGCCGAGAAAATGGATAGGGGCGGCTGGGTGAATTTCGGGGTTAATAATCTTTTTCCCCAATACCTACGCGAACTCGCCCAAACGGGAGCCGTACACGGTTCGCTGTGTATTTCCATTGGCGATATGATAGCAGGAAAAGATTTAGCGGCGGGGGTTTATCAAAAGCGAATAGACGAATTAAATACGTATGAAGTTTTTTACGGATGCGCTCACGATTATAAAAAATACGGCGGTTTTTATATCGAAGTAATTTATACTTACGATCGCGAGAACGTCGCCAAGTTGCGCCATATTCCTTTTGAGGAATGCCGTTTAGGTATTCACGGCGAAGAAGAAGAAATTACTGGCGTATGGCATTCGAACGACTGGGCCGCCATTAAGCGCAAAAGAAACAAGCCCGAATTTATCCCGCTTTTCAATATCGCAAAAAAGGGCGAGGAACCGAGACAGATTTATTATTGTTATAATTACACTGGCGCTCAATTTTACCCGCGTCCCGACTACTATTCGGCGATTAACTCGATTGAACTCGCGAAGGAAATAAGCGTTTACCACATTAACAATATCGTCAACGGCCTGATGCCGTCGTTTATCGTTTCCATGTTTCAGGGCGCCCCCGACCCTGAGCAACAGCGCGAAATGAAACGCGACTGGGAACGTGAATTAACGGGGGCGAAGAACGCGGGAAAGTTTATAATGACGTTCAACGAGCGCGATACGCCAAAACCCGATATTACTACATTCCCGCTGAGCGATGCGGATAAACAATATCAGTTTTTGAGCACCGAATCGACCTCATTAATTATGGTCGCTCACCGCGTAACTACGCCTCTCCTTTTTGGTATTCGCGACGTGGCAACGGGCTTCGGGTCGAATAAAGACGAAATGGCGGTGGGCTTGGAAATTTTCACGAATCAAGTTGTTGAGCCAGCGCAACGAAAGTTGGCAAAAGCATTCGAGGCTGTATTGAGTTCGGAAATGCCCGGTTTAACGATTACAGTCGTTCCAAATACGCCGTTAAGGATGCAGGCACCTGAGCCAACGCCAGCGGCTCCCGTTTCAATGGAGGCCGAAAAAAAAAAAGATTGTTGCTCGGTTGAATTAGCCGAGGAATCTTATAAGCCAACGGCCGAAATGGCTACTCAGGCTGAGCTCGGTTTAAAATGGCGCGATATGTACGGGAGGGGCGGTACTGAGATTGGAGTCGCTCGCGCTCGCGATATTTCGAATTTGAGGAATTTAAGCGTTGACACGATTAAGCGAATGAACTCGTATTTTTCACGTCACGAGGTTGACAAAAAGGCGAAAGGATGGGCGGCGGGCGAGGACGGTTTTCCAAGCGCGGGCCGTGTAGCGTGGCAGTTATGGGGCGGCGATGCTGGGCGCGATTGGGCCGCTAGAATTCTTGCCCGTATTAATCGCGAAAACCTGAGCTCACAAATAGCCGATGAACTTATCGCATTAGGTGAGGACGCGCCCGAGGGTTATATTTTAATAGATTCTTATGAGGTCGATTACGAAAACGACGATTTAGAAAACGAGGAACTCGTAAAAATCGAGGCTCACGAATTAGCGTCGACGGGTTCGGCAAAAGCAATGATGCCAAGCGATCAAGATGAAACCAATTACGCGGGGGTCACGTTTATGACTCGTTATCGCTATTCGGGCGACTCAGTAACCGAACGCGAATTTTGCCAAAAGATGAAGGCCGCAGATAAACTTTACAGAAAAGAGGATATTGAGGCAATGGAACAAAAGCGGGTTAATCCCGGTTGGGGCCCAAAGGGCGACGATTTTTATTCAATATGGCTTTATAAGGGCGGCGGTAATTGCCATCACTATTGGCGAAAAGAGGTTTACATAAATGCAACGGGAATTAACCCACTCGCTAACGATGCTCAAAAAATAGCAGTTGGACGTGCCGAAAAAATGGGGTATAAAGTTCGAAACCCTGAGCTCGTGGCGTTGTGGCCCATTGATATGGATTACAACGGATTTTTAGAAGATAACCCCGTTTATGGAAAAGACGGGAAAAATTATAGAAGATAATGGCTGAAATACTTTTAATAAACGACGTGTATATCAAAAAATACACGAACATAAACGGGGCGGTTGACCCTAACTTGTTATATCCCGCCATTTATTTGGCGCAGGATAAACATTTATCCCCATACTTGGGAACCTCGCTTTATGAAAAGATTAAAAACGATATACTAAACAACACGCTCGCTGGCGCTTACCAAGACTTAGTTGAGGATTACGCGCGGCGGGTTGTGTTGTGGTGGGCAATGGTCGAGGCCGCTCCAACGCTAACTTATAAAGTCGATAACGGGACAATGGTGCAACGAACCTCCGAGGATTCGCAGCCCGTTGGGGACGTTATTTTTAAAGACCAACTAGCGCGTTGGCAGCAAAACGCCGAATATTACACGAGCTTAATGGTCGATTGGCTTTGCGCGAATTCGAGTTTACTGCCTGAATATTCGAATAATCAATGGCCCCAGCGCCCGCCGATTACGATTCAAACGAGTTCGGCGAGTTATATTTTCAGTTCGGGAAATACTGCAAGTTCGAGAACAGGTTACCGTTATCGTTCAATTAATCAAATACCATAATGATAAAAGTTAGTAAAACAGCCGAGAAACGCCGTTTATACGTCGAAGCGTTAAAACGATACGAGAAACAACTACTCGCAAAAACCAAAAAAACGAAATGAGCTTTTTTAATTATTTGGGCGAAATTATTAGCGACGTGAATAGCTGGGTGATGGGAATAATTATCGGCGTACTCGGTAAAATATCTTATGAAATTTATATGAAAAGAGCACTAACGGTTATGCAATGGGTGGCCGTCGTTGGCCTTTCAATATTTGCGGGATATCAAACGGCGATATACTGCCAAACAAACGGCTATGAGGCCCAATCCAGTTGGGCCGTTCCGATGGCTACATTGATGGGTGAAAAGATTTTTATTTATGTAATGAGTAATTATAAACGAATCATTACAGGATTTTTGTCGTTTTTCATGCCGAAAAAATGAGCGAGAAAAAAGAAAAAAAACCAATAGGCGAAAAGATAAAGGGCTCCAAGTTTGGGGCCTTTATTCGTGATAAGGTCAAACCCGTCGCGGGCGATATTCTTTCAGTGGCGGGGGATATTACAGGCATTCAGGCGCTCGAAACGGTGGGGGCTTGGGTAAATGGTCAAAAGCATAAAAGCGACGAACATAACGCCCTCGCATTAGAGTTTGAAAAGTTGCGGTTGAATTTTGAGCTCGAAATGACGCGGCTCGATTTAGAAACGGAATTAGAATTTTATAAAGCCGAGGTAAGCGATCGAATGAGCGCCCGCGAGCGGGAAAATGCGTATGTAACTGCAACGGGTAAGCGCGATTGGCTTTTTGGGGCTGTGGTAATAATTGGCCTCGGGTTAACCGTTGGCGTTGTTCTCTCTCTGATTTTTGTCGTTATTCCCGTCGAAAATCAAAGGCTTGCCGATATGACTTTCGGCTCGGTTCTTTCGATAGGAACCTCAATTTTTGCCTATTACGTAGGGTCGTCTCGGGGCTCATATATGAAAGATAAAATTTTGCACAATGCCAAGCCGAAAGATTGAGGATTGCGAAGAAATTTTGCAAAGGGCGTGGCGCGATGGCGCTCACACATTCGCGTATTTTCATCCGAACGACCCGCAACCTTTTCTAACGTGTACTTATCGCAGTAACGCCGAGCAAATGAAGTTATACGCTCAGGGCCGAACCGCACCGGGAAAGATTGTAACTCAGATTCGGCGCAACGGAAAACACAATTTCCAACCCGCGAGGGCTTTTGATATTGCATTTAAAACGAAAGGCGGAGCCCTTGACTGGAGCCCCGCCCTTTTTAAGAAATTCGCCGCCATTGTCGCCATTCAATACCCTGAGGTAAATTGGGGTGGCGATTGGGAATCGTTCAAAGATTTACCCCATTTTGAGATTTAGAATCTGAGGTAAATATCATTCCCTGTTAGCTTAAAAAGTTCCTTACTGATTTCGTGGTGGCGATTAATATCGGCCGCCTTATTCGAATACAGCAATTCGTGACGCTCTTTTCGTAGCTTCAAGATTCTCACAACGTTTGTAAAGTCATAAATTGAGGGTTTCATAATTCTTGATTTATGAGGTTTTGGGCTAAATGTTTGGCTTGTTTTAATCCTCTGAGGTATCCACTCAACCCGTCCGAATATTGCACGTTTTTCGGGTCGTAGTTCGCAATTATCGCATCGAGTTGATCGATTAACTCAGAGAGAGAATTCGTCGTTTTGCGGTTCATTCTTTTGAGGTTTAGTAGTGTCGATTGCTTCGATTTTCAGGCTCAGGAATTTCGCTCCGTTCTTTGCATCTTTCACCCAGCCAGCAACGTTCAATGTTTGGTTTTGCCACTTGAGCGAGCCCCGGTAGTCGGGCTGTTTGTCGTTTGTTTTTTTGTCGTTTTTGAATAGGGAACCTTGCCCCTCTTTCTGTTCGTAATTACTCATTTTATTTGGATTTTAAATTAAACATTTCATTTCCTGTTAGTTTGTAAAGTTCTCGCAAAATTGCCCACATTCGCGCGTTTTCTTGCATTGATGGGCGAAGCGAGCGGCGAACGGTCAATATAAAGAGTTCATTTTTGAGTTCAACTATACGTTTTTCGTTTTCCATTCATTCACACGTTTTTTGTACTGGGTGGTAAGTTCCTTTATTTCGTCAAGGCTCAGGCGTAACGGCTCGTTTCTGAGAATCATTAATTTCGAGGCGCGTTCGAATCCAATTCGCTCAGTAAGGCGCGGGGCGTATTCGAGCAAGTTCCCGTGTTTATGCTGATTACATTCGACGCATTGGCCGTGGACGTTATCCTCGTTAAACCTCAAATTCGGGTAGCTTCCCACGCTGTAAAAGTGCCCAGCGTCATATTTACCCGTTAAAGGTTTCCCGCAACTGATACAAGGTTCTTTTGAATCCCTCAGGCGTATGAATTCGTTAAAAATCTTTTGGAGCTCTCGGCGGTACTGGCTAACGCTCTTGATATTCTCGCGCATTTGCCGAATTTCCCGCTTTGCTTTCTTGCGCTCGGTTATTCGCCCCCATTCGATTAGGCAAGCGGGTTTGGTGCAAGTGGCTTGCAAGCTCGAATAAGTCGGCGCGAATTTCTCTTTACACACTCGGCAGCGTTTCATTTATTCGCCTCATTAAAGTGATTATAACGCTCGATGTAAAGGAAAAGAACCTTTTGAACCCATTGAGTGATGGATAAATGAGGTTTAAAAATTCCATCGGTTGCATACATTACTCTTTCACCATTCACTAAGGCTGAATAACGAATGTCACGGGATAAATCAATTTCTTTCATAACGGTTCGGGTAACTTCCGAAATGTTTATTTCATTTGGTATTTCCATTTTCAAATAATTGCCTTTTCGATTAGGTCGCGAAATTTGTAAACGCTCACCGGGAGGGAGTTCACTTGTTTCGATGCCGTCCGCCATTTTTCAGAAACGCGGCCGATTACTTTACAAGTCCCGTTTTTCGCGTGAAACAAAACGCGGTTAGTGTTGACGATATCGAAAGAACCGTCTAAATTTTTAAAGATTCTCATAATTCAAAATAATTTTCAGGTTGTGATTTAATTGTGTCTGAGTAGTGCATTGTTTCGGGGGTGAAATTTACGTTCACGAACCCGGTACGGCCGTTTCGATGTTTGGCGATTATAAACTCGGCGGTGTTAATTCCGCTGTTTTTATTGTAATAATCCTCGCGGTAAAGAAAGCAAACGACGTCGGCGTCCTGCTCAAGTGAACCCGAGTCGCGCAAATCGGAAAGCATCGGCCGTTTATCGGTTCGCGTTTCAAGTGATCGCGATAACTGGGCCAGCGCGATAACTGGGAGGTTGTTTTCCTTAGCGATTAATTTTAAACCTCGGCTAATTGCCGAAACTTCTTGCTCTCGATTCGACCCCTTGCTTTTTGGGCTTGAAATGAGTTGGACGTAGTCAATAAAAACAGCCTCAATTTTAAACTTTTCCCTGAGTGTTCGAATTCGAGTTTTCAAGTCATAAACCGTAATGCCAGCGTTATCGTCAATAAAGATGGGGAGGGCGTTTAATTTGTCAACCGTTTGGTAGTATTTCACTTTCGTATCGCGGTCGAGCCGATGTTTGGCGAGTTGCTCGGCATTTATTCCGCTCAGCATTGAGGCGAGGCGATAAACGATTTGAACGCGGCCCATTTCGAGAGAAAAGAAAGCAACTGGCTTCCCGCGCTCAGCCATATTTAGAAGGATGCTAAGGGCGTATGCTGTTTTTCCCATACCGGGGCGGGCGGCGATGTAAACTAAATCGGAATTTTGATGGCCTCCGAGTACGTTATCAATGGAGCGGATTCCTGTTGGTAACCCACTAACCCCCGTTTGTTCGCGCATTTCGATATTGTGCGACGTTTCGGGGGTAACGTTCGAAACGTGGGATGTTTCGCCCTTTATATTGTCCCTGATTAAGTCGGTGAGTTCAGTTGAGAATTGGTTATAAAGTTCGAAAGGGTCATTTTCGGGCGATAATGCGAGCTCAGCCATACGCGCGGCACTTTTGGCAATTTCCCTTTTTAGGTACATTTCAGTAAGTGCCAGCACCCACGCCTCAAGGTTAGCGGTTGAACTTACCCGGTTGGTTAATTCTGAAAGGTAAATCGGCCCACCCGCCGCCGTTAACTCTTTTGATTTTCGGAGCGTTTGGGTAACGGTTAGCAGGTCGATGGGTTCGTTATTATTTTTCAGTTTAAGTACCGAATCCATTATAAGCGCATTACGCGGGTCAAAAAACTTTTTTGAGGTTAGGATACCTTCGACGCGATTAAGTGCCTTAAAATCGAGCAAAATGGCTCCTAGCACTATTTTTTCGAGCTCCGTATCATTCGGCGGCAAAAATGTCGTTAAGTTCGGAGAAGTTGTTTGGGTTTTCATCGGATAAATTTTGGTAACTGATTCCGTTCTCGGAATGGTGTAGTACGGTATTAACTGCTTTCACTTCGAGCCAACGGCCTCCCCTCATCTTTTGCCGCCAGTTCTTTACTGGCTTCCCGTTAGCGTCGTGCCAATTCCCATCGCTGTAATATTGCCAAGCCTTCGCGCCTTGCTCAGCGGTGGAACCTTGCTCGATAAACCATTGTTTCACCTCTTCGAGCGTTGGCGGAGCCGTATTCTTTTTTTTATTCTCATTCTCATTCTTATTCTCTTTCTTATTTTCATTCTTATTCTTATTCTTATTAGCTTCGATTTCGCTTAACTTTTGCTTCTGTTTCGCTTCGGTTTCGCTTCCGTTTTGCTTCGATTTTGCTTTTGAACCATTCTTAAAGCGCTGAATATTAGCGACAATTTGGGGTTCAATAAGAGTAAAAATAGTTTTGGATAACCCGGTTAATTCGATACGATTTTCGTTTAGTGATAGTTCAAAAATGGCTCGATAAACTTCGAGCTGGTTCTTTTCAGGGAGTTCATTTAAGGCCTCATAAAAAGAGCGGTAAAAAACGCAATAAGTTCTCATTTGTAAAAAATACCCCCCATTTCACGCAAAGGCTACGCCGTGCACGGTTGTGCTATTGGCAATGCGGAAATGAGGGGATTTTAAATTTTTTCATTACGGTGTAGCGTTGCAATAATACTAAATTTCAGCGTACTCGGTTTTTTTCGCGAGTATTTTATAGCCTTGACTTTTCAACAATGCAATCGCATCCTCAATTTGCTTTTGAATAGTCGAAGCGTGTCGCGGTGTGTCAAGGGGTTCAACTGAAAACAAGCGGCCGTTTTGACTAATTAAATGAGCGCCGTTTTTTATATCTTCTTGCTTCTTTTTCTGATTCCGTGTAATATCGCCAGCGATTTGTTTGGGCGAACTCAGAATAGCGGGAACCGAATAACGCCCTTCGCCATTTTTAACTAAATGCCCGGTTTGATACATAAACGAAAGGGTGCTGCTTATCGTTCCTTTCGGAATTTCCGTAAAATAGGCTGCCGCATCGTTTAGGGTCGATTTGGGGTTTTCCTTAAAATAGGTTTGTAAGGCTGCTAAGCGGTTGTAATAAATTTCTCTACTTTTCATTTTTATAGGGTTTTAGGGTTTGTAATTCTATTATATAATACTTAACTGCTCGATTTTATTAAAACGTTTTTCAGCTTCCTTGATATTTAAAACTGCTTGTTTAAAATATGAATCTTTTAATTCTATTCCTATTCCTTTTCGACCTAAAGAAACAGGGCTATAAACTTCGGATCCAACTCCCATAAATGGCGTTAAAACAGTTTCACCCGGATTAGAATATAATTCAACTATTCTATCAATAACATCTAATTGTAAAGGATGTACATGTTTTTCGTCGTCGTCCTCTTTAGAGTCTTTAAAGGGTAAAACATTATCTATTCTTACATCATCCCAAACGCTCGACGCGTAGCGTTGCCATGTAATATGACTCAGTTTATTCTCACGTGGATCGCCAGTAAAATTTTTCCATTTCTTTTTAAAGTCAGCATAATTACCATAAGTTTCTTCGTGTTCTTTTAGAAATGGAGTAGCTCCGAAATAATCGGTTAATCCGAATGGATGTGTTACTGGATTTTCATTTTCGCCATTTTTAGTAAAAATTAAAACATAGTCCGGCATGGCGGTAAAACATCGAGTAGTATCCTCTACTATAAATTTGTGCATCAGACTTTGAACCATCGTCCTCATACGAACTTTTAAAGGCTCTTTCCAAATGGTTATACGATTACGGTAATGAAACCCGTACTTTTCATGTATTCTAATTATTTCGTGAGGGAAGTCCCATAAAAAACTGCGATTATCGAATACGTCGGTACAGTGGACGGCGTTTATTCGTCCTGGCTTTGTTACGCGAGCCATTTCAGCTACTAAAAATTCATATTGCTCTAAAAATTGTTCTTTGCTTTCGCAGTTGCTAAAATCATTTTCGGAGCTACTGTAATTATATAACCCAGCAAACGGGGGACTATAAACAGCGAGGTCTATACTATCGTTTTTCAGGCTCGGTAAAACATACATACAATCGCTATTATAAATAGCGAAGTTTTCTGAAATTAATTGGTCTTTAATCATTTTAAAAAATTTGGGAGGGTTATTTGTTTATTGAATGCTTTTGTTGAGATTTTAAAGTCGCTATTGGTTTGGGAGGTTAGCTCCTTAAACATTTTAATCGCTTTATCCTTTTTTACGTTTAGACTTTGCATTATTCGCGTTTGGCCGTCGCTCAATATCAAATCTACGTAAACGGGTTTCGTTTGGCCAAATCGCCAGAAACGGCGAATAGCTTGGTAGTACTGCTCATAAGAATAAGTCGGGAAATAAACCGTATGGTTGCAGTGTTGCCAATTCAGACCAAACGCGGTAATAGATGTTTTGGTTATGAGTTTTTTTATTTCACCGCTGGCGAAATTCAAAAGGATTTCCTCCTTTTTATCTATACTCATATTGCCGCTAATCTCTACGGCGTTCTTATCCATTTGGCCTATTAATTTGGCCTCATCATTTAGATTAACCCAATAAACCGACGTTTCGTTATTAGCTGCTTTTTGGACCGCCATTTCGCAACGTTCAACAATAGTAGATCTAACTTCGCTTTTTATCTCAAAAAAATTAACAGCCGGAAAATTGAACATCGATATTTGACCATTAATTGCGAGCGGATTTTTATTATTTACTACTGTTTCGACTTCTATTAATTCGGGCAATACGTGTAACTTATCACTAAAACCAATATCAGAAGGTTTTTTAACTGATATCGACCAACTCGCAACCCAGCGCCAAAAGTCCCGCTCGGCATGAGCTTTTAAATACCATTCGGACCCGGCGTGTCTAATATCAATAGAGTTACCGTTATTTTTAAAAAACTTTGTCAGCATATCGGTATAGCCTAAATAACCCAGCGCCTCCGACGAGGTTCCTAATTCTATAAAATCGTTTGGGCTCGGCGTTGCGGTAAATAGGAATCGGTAGTGTACTTTTTTCAGAAACGACGTTATATTCGATTTAAGCGCCCCGTCGAAATTTTTAAGGATGCTAGACTCATCTAAAATCACACATTCAAAATCGGATGGGTTAAAATGGTCGAGGCGCTCATAGTTGCAAATAACTATTTTACTTTTGAACTTTCCATTTTTGCTATATTCAATATCATCAATACCGAATTTTTCGGCCTCTTTAATAAATTGAAAAGCAACCGCCAGCGGTGTAATAATTAAAACGGGTTTATTCGTGCTTTGTAAATAGTTGGCCGCTATTGTGAGCTCTATTATTGTTTTTCCAAGTCCCGTATCTAAAAAAACAGCGCAACGGCCTTTTTTAATAGCGTAGTTAGCTACGTGGCGTTGATAATCAAAAAGTAAATCAGGATAAAAAACGGGGTCTATCCCGTAATCGCTTTGGCTATGGCGTTTAGATTCTAAAAATTCTAAATAGTTCATAATATTAAAATTTCATCCACTCGTTTAAAATAGTTGCTTTGTATTCGTGAGCTCGTTGCATCGCTTCGCAAAGGGCCGCCGCCGCTTCGGGGTCGAATAAAATTACCGTATGATGCAAACGGCGGTGCTCGGGTTGGCGTGGATCGTATGAGGCGAATACCCACGCGGGCAAATTAAAAGTTAGCATATTTCCCATAACTTGCCAATAATAATCGGAGTTAACTCGCTTCAAATCCTCAGCGCTTTGTATCTGAGAATGTAGAAA